ACGACCACTCAGCCGTCGCCGACGACCACGACGCAACCGCCTAGCATCACTACTACCACGGTGCCCGGAATCAGAGAAGAATTTATCTTCACTGGATCAACCGGACAGTCCACCATTATCGACGGTGGCATGCCTATCCCCGACAGTGTCAAACAAATGCTACGGCAAATTCTTCAGCCGAAGTATGTGCTGTACATCGACGGCGCCAACCCGTCAACGGTGACGCAAGACGAACGCAACCTGCTAAACAACATTCTTCGTAACTTCCAATACGTCGATTTTACCGACCCGCGTTTCTTGGCGATGTTGCAGTTGCCTGATCCGAACGATGCCGCACGATCCACGTTGCAGATGATCGAAAATGAGCGGGCCGGCGTTTTGGGTCAGGAGCCCAACCAGATTGTTCTGCCTGACATCAGCACTCTGCCGACGCTTCCTGGAGAAATAGTCGAAGGAGGCGTTGTTACTCCAGCGCCGGAATCATATTCGCCAGCCCAGGAAATGATTGAAAATTACATTGCTTCTGGTTTGGAAAGAAAAGAAGCTGAAGAAGCAGCTGCAAGAGATCTGGCTGCCGGAACCGGCGTTCCGCCCGGCGATGGCGCCTACGCTGGGCTTGAGCCTGTTGTTACGGACGATCCGTTTTCTGAAATCTACGGTTACTGGTGGGCAATCGTCAACGAAGAACCAGAGCTCATGAACCTGATCGAAACAGCCAAAACAGAAAAATGGGGTGCCCTCGAATTCCAATACCAGTTGGAACAAACCACTTGGTGGAAAACAACGTCAGATTCTGCTCGCGAGTTCGATGTTCTCAACTCACGCGACCCGGCCAGCATTCAAGCCCGCATCGACACCGTCGCCGAACAAATCCGCCAACTCGCATTGGAACGCAACCTTCGTTTCTCATCCGAAACTTTGGCTGAAATCTCTCGGAACTCAATCAGATTCGGGTGGAGCCTCCAGCAAGGTTTGAACGCCCTCGGCACCGAAGCAATGAAATCTACTGAAGGTGTTACGGCTCTCAGGTATGGCTTCTACGGCAACAAAATCAACGAGATCGCCGCTGACTACGGTGTCACGATCTCAGACACCGAGTTCAGCCAGCTTGTCAACAAGTTTGCGGTCGGCAAAGAAAACGAAGAGTCATTGACGGCAGCGTTCCAAACGAAAGCCACCGCCCTGTTCCCAGCCATTGCTGACCGGTTGATGGCCGGAGAAACATTTTCCGACATTGTCGACCCGTATCGCGAAAGGGCCGGCAACATTCTCGAACGCGACTTTGATGTCACCGATTTCGCTCAGAACGACAATCTGGCGCAAGCAGTCACGTTTGTCGGTGAAGACGGCAAACAGCGTCCGATGACGTACACCGAGTGGGGTAACTATCTGCGATCCAACCGTGATTTCGGTTACGAGTACACCGATGAGGCTGTAGGCCGCGCCTACCAGGTCGCTAACCGTATCGCTGATCTGTTTGGAGCAATCTGATGTCTGACACGTTTGTTTCTAACCCGCAAGCTGTTCCCGTTGAGGAGCCGGACATCAACGCCCAGTTGCTTGCTAACCAGCAGGCGTTCTTTGAACGGCAGGCTGCTGCCGAACAGGCTCGTCGCGATGAGGAGCGTCGGGCAGCACAAAGATCAGCGTTTGATGTCATCGAACAAACTCTTGCTAACTACGGGCTGAGCAACCTTCGTAGCTTTGTCAACGACTTGGTGTTCAACCGAAACATTGTTGACGAGAACATCATTACCGGCGAAATCCGTCAAACACCGCAGTACAAGCAACGGTTTGCTGGCAACGAGGCACGCCGAAACGCCGGCTACAACGTGCTATCCGAAGGCGAATACGTCGCCCTTGAGAACCAGTACCGGCAGTTGATGCGACAATCAGGGTTGCCATCAGGTTTCTACGACAACAACGACGACTTTGTCGGGCTGATCGCCAACGACGTGTCAGTTGGGGAACTGTCGGAGCGCGTAAACCAAGGCTACGAGGCGGTCGCTAACGCTGATCCTGCTGTGATAGGAGAGATGCGCCGCCTGTACAACATTGGTGAGGGCGATCTGGCCGCATACTTCTTGGACCCTGAACGAGCCACCCCCGCTTTGTTGCGTCAGGCACGGGCAGCGACTGTCGCTGGTCAAGCAATCTTGCAGGCAGATATTTCATTGACGGCGGATCAGGCCGAGCAGCTGGCACGGGCCGGCGTGACCGAAGAGCAGGCTAGGGCCGGGTTCCAAGCCATCGAGCAGGCAGCCGAGTTGTTTGCTCCGTTGCCAGGTCAGGCCGGTCAAGTAATCACACAGGAAGAGCAGGTGGCTGGCGTGTTCGGCACCTCTGCCGCAGCCCAGCAACGCATCCGGCAACGCACCCGTGAACGCCAAGCCGAATTCGAAGCCGGCGGCGGATTCGCTGCACAAGGATCACAAGTCACCGGACTCACCTAACTCTGCTACACTTTTGTCGATGCCCAAATAGGGCAGGAACCCCCAGACGGGGAGACATAGCAGCACCGACATCTGCCTCCGGGTGTTGGTTGGGCGAAGGAGTGTACAACTGAATATGGACAGCGAACTCGATCACGACGAGGAAACCGGCCGCAACCCCCTGCGAGACAGGATGAGGCAGCTGGAATCCGAGAACGCTGAACTGAAGGCCAGAGCCGATGAGGCTTCCGCCGCAGCCCGAGAGTTGGCTTTTGTGAAGGCCGGAGTTGATCCGAACCTTCCAGTCGCCAAATACTTTATGAAGGGTTACGACGGGGAACTCACTGCCGAGGCAATCAGGGAAGCAGCCATCGAGGCCCAAATCGTCCGAGACACGCAGAAAGAGCAGGTTGCTCAGGAAGCGGGCGCATGGAACCGGTCTAATGAGGCCGCAGCCGGCGCGTCGGATGAACCAGAAATGGATTGGGTGACCCGCATCAACCAGGCTAAATCAAGCCAAGAGGTTGAGGCGTTGCTGTCCCAAGCAAAAACCGCCCAGCCCTGACATAACAAGTCGGGGCACCAACCCTTTGGAGAACCCCAATGGCTTATACCCAGACTTCATCCCTTTCCGTCGACCAGGCGGCATTTGATCGGCTCGCGTACTTCGCGCTCCGGTCGGAGCTTCTGTTCGACGCCGCCGCCGATGTGATGCCGACCCAGCAGGCGATGCCTGGTTCGTCGGTCACCTTCACGATCTTCAACGATCTGGCGGCCGCCACCTCGGCTCTCACCGAGGATTCCGATGTCACCGCCGTCGCCATGAGCGACAGCCAGGTGACCGTCACCCTGGCTGAGTACGGAAACGCCGTTCTCACCACCGCCAAGCTGCGTGGAACCTCGTTCCTTGACGTGGACACCGTCGCTGCCAACGTCGTCGGCTACAACGCCGGCATCTCGATTGACAGCCTCGTCCGCGACGTTCTCGCTGGCGGCACCAACGTCGTCTACGGCGGCGGTGGCGCTTCTACCCCGACCTCGCGCACCACGGTTGCCGTGGAGGACGAGATTGAGGCGAACGATGTCCGCAAGGTCACCGCTCAGCTTCGTGGCGACAACGTCCCCACCTTCAACGGCCTGTACATGGGCTTCATCCACCCTGACGTGTCCTACGACCTCCGGTCGGAGACGGGCGCGGCTGCGTGGCGTGACCCGCATGTGTACGTCGACACCGACATGATCTACAACGGTGAGATCGGCGCCTTCGAGGGTGTCCGTTTCATCGAGACGCCCCGCGCCAAGGTGTTCGAGGACGCCTCCGACGGTGCCGGATCGGCCGGTGACATCGACGTGTACTGCACGCACATCATGGGCCGCCAGGCTCTCGCCAAGGCCCACTCCATCGTTGACGGCAACGGCCCCGTGCCGAAGATCGTCCGTGGTCCCATCGTGGACACGTTGGAGCGCTTCCAGCCGGTCGGCTGGTACTGGCTCGGTGGCTACGGCCGGTTCCGTGAGGCTTCGCTTCGCCGGATCGAGTCGTCGTCCAGCATCGGCGCCAACAGCTGATTCCAGCTCCCTCAGCATTAGCCCCCGGTTTCGGCCGGGGGCTTTTGCCGTTCTAGGTGTTGTATAATGCTGATACCAGTTCGCCACCGATGAGGTTCGCCAATGAGTATTTCCAATTACGCTGAGAACAAGTTGCTGGATACGCTCCGCAACCAGTCGTTCGCTGTCACCACGGCGTACATTGCGTTGCACACTGGCGATCCTGGCGAGGACGGTACGGCGAATGCTGCGTCGGAGACGACTCGTCAGTCGCTTGCTTGGTCTGCTGCGTCGAGCGGTTCGATGGCGACTTCGGCTACTGCCGAGTGGACGAATGTGGCGGCTACCGAGACGTACAGCCATTGGTCAATTTGGGATGCGGCGTCTGCCGGTAATTGCCTGTGGACTGGCGCCCTGTCTGCTTCGGCTTCGGTGGTGGCTGGCGACACGTTCCAAGTCACTTCGCTCACTCTTTCGCTTGACTGATCGGGGGTAGCGGGTGGCTGTCCGCAATGCAACCCTAATCGACTTCACGTCGGCGTTTACTGACGGCCCCGGTTTCTATCGTGGCGTTGTCGTTGCTGTAGCGACCGGCTCTGGCGCAGGTTCTGAGTCTGCTACCGGTCTGCATGTTCATCCTCGGACCGCTACCGGTTCGGGTGCCGGGTCGAGTGCGCTCACCGAGCTGCACATTCATTTGCGGACGGCCACTGGTTCTGGTGCTGCTGGGATTTCTACGACGCTGTCTGGCATCAAGCAGGGGCGTGCGGCGACAGGGTCCGGTACAGGTACAGCCACTATCACCGGATTGCATAAGCATTTGCGTACCGGCTCGAATTCTGCCGGTACCAGCGAGTTTGTGTCCGCGTCCGGTGTTCATACCCGTGCGACGTTCACTCCGCCAACTGATAACCAGGTAGATTTTACGGGTTCAGATTTCTACGGACTCGACATGATCCCTGTCAACAAACTTGTGTACGCCCTGTATAGACATTATGAGCCGGGTCCGCGCGGCCGGAACGTGTGGAAGTTGAAGGACGGCACGTTCACGGAGAATCAGCCGATGGATGACAGTCTGATTGAGAAGCTGTATCACGGCGGGCACACGCATGTGTTGACTGAGGACGGCGAGAAGGCCGCTTTGGTCGCTGCCGGCTACGGCGATTATGTGACCTAGACTGTTTCACATGAAACATCGTGAGGTTCATCCCAAGTTGGATGTGGAGGGCTGTTTCGGGTGCCGTGTTGCCCATGTCGGTTTCTCTGCTGCTGCTATGCCGTCTCGTAAGGGGCAGGCGAACAGTATTGATGCTACGGAGCGTCGCTGGTCGAAGGATATGGATGCGTATAAGCGGTTGAGGCGGGATGGTTTGCAGCCTGCTCATGTGGATGGTGCTGCGAAGATTGAGCGGGAGGCGACGGATCGCTCCCAAGTTGAGACTGGCATTCTGTAGTAAACTGGCGGGATGGCTACCTATCAGGGGAAGAACGTTGAGTTGAACAAGCCTCGACGTATCCGTAAAGGTGAGCCGGGGTACGGTCGCAAGAAGTCTGTCGTGTTTGTGAGCGATGGCGAGAAGACGAAGCGGGTCATGTTTGGCGATCCGAACATGAAGATCAAGAAGCAAGACCCTGGCCGTCGTGCGAACTTCCGTGCCCGCCACAACTGCGATAACCCTGGTCCGAAGACGAGCGCAAGGTATTGGAGCTGTAAAGCATGGTGAGCAAGAAGGCGTTTTGGGATAAGCCGAACCCGAAGAAGAAGTCGACAGGTTTGTCTGACGCCCAGAAAAAGGCTGCTCGGGCGCGTGCGAAGCGTGCCGGCCGCCCCTACCCGAACCTTGTGGATAACTCTTGGGCTTCTAAGCGCTAAAGAATAAGGTAAAATCTAAACGGAAACGGAAGTGACATGGCTCATTACGGCGGCGTCTACATGAAAAAGAAGAAGAACGGGAAGGGTTCGGCGCAGTCGAACGGTCCTGGCTCCAAGTCGTTTGGCCCTGCCCTGTCGCTCGCTGAGGACAAGAAGAAGTAATGGCTTACGGCAAGAAGAAGCCGCGAAAGGCTGCGCCTAAGGGCTACCACTACATGCCTGACGGTCGTTTGATGAAGGACTCTGCCCACAAGGGACGTAAGAAGAAGTGACTACAGCCGGTCAACTCATTGACCGCGTCAACAGCGAACTGCTGGCGGGGACGGTCGAGGAACGCAACAAGCTTGCGTTGGCTGTCGACGCCTCCGCGACGACATTCACGTTCACTTACGATCTTGGTTCCATCCGTGACAACACCGTGTTTCAGGTTGGGACCGAACTGGTGTATGTGTGGGAGGTCAACTCAACTGCGAAGACGGCGACGGTGGAACGTGGTCATGGTGGCACGACAGCATCAAGTCATGATGTCGGAGACATTGTCACTCATAACCCTCGGTTTCCACGTCACACCGTGCTGAACCAGTTGAATGCCGAACTGGCCGATTTGTCATCCCCGATGAACGGGCTGTTCCAA